CTGGTTGGGATTTGTTTAAGAATGCTGAAGCGGTTGATGTATCATTGCTCGTAACTGGCACAGGTAACGGAACTATTGCTACATATGTGGCAAGTAATATTGCAGAAACCCGTAAAGACTGTGTTGCATTCATTTCACCAGAAAAGGCAGATGTTGTTGATAATGCCGGTAGTGAAGCAACTGATGTTACAGCATTCCGTGATACTCTGACATCATCTTCATACGTAGTAATCGATTCTGGCTACAAGTATCAGTACGACAAATACAATGATGTTTATCGTTGGATTCCTCTGAATGGTGACATTGCAGGTCTGTGTGTACGTACCGATAATGAGCGTGATCCATGGTTCTCACCAGGTGGTATGAATCGTGGTCAAATCAAGAATGTAATTAAACTTGCTTGGAATCCAACAAAAACAGAACGTGACACATTGTACCAAAAAGGTGTTAACCCTGTTGTTTCTTTCCCAGGTGAAGGTACTGTTCTGTACGGCGACAAGACAATGTTGAGCAAGCCAAGCGCATTTGATCGAATCAACGTTCGTCGTTTGTTCATCACACTCGAAAAAGCAATCTCACGTGCAGCACGTTTCTCTCTGTTCGAATTTAACGATCAGTTCACACGTGCCCAATTTGTTGCTCTTGTAGAACCATATCTGCGTGATGTTCAAGGTCGTCGTGGTATCACAGACTTCCGTGTAGTCTGCGATGATACAAACAACACTGGAGAAATTATCGACCGTAATGAATTTGTTGGTGACATTTATATCAAACCTGCTCGTTCTATTAACTTTATTCAACTTAACTTTGTTGCAGTACGCACAGGTGTAAGTTTCAATGAAGTTGTAGGTGCAGTCTAAATAAAAGAGAAACAGGAGAAAATTAAATGGCATTTAACGTAAATCAGTTCCGTTCACAACTAACAGGTGACGGTGCCCGCCCAAATCTATTTGAGGTAAGTATGCCGTTTCCTGCGTTCTCATCACCAGGAAACGCACAAACAAAAATGACGTTCATGTGTAAGACAGCACAACTTCCAGGTTCTACTCTGGGTGTTGTGCCTGTTCAATACTTTGGTCGTGAATTAAAGTTTGTGGGTAATCGTACTTTTGCTGACTGGACAGTAACAATCATCAACGATGAAGACTTTATTATTCGTAATGCATTTGAGCGTTGGATGAATGGTATCAATAGTCACAATCTAAATATTCGTAATCCAGTTGCTTCTACACCACTAGGTTATACACAAGATGGTGAAGTTACGCAATTTGGTAAAGCGGGTAATTCAATTAAGAAATATAAATTTGTAGGTATGTTCCCTTCCGACATCACACCAATTGATGTTGATTGGGGTTCAAATGATACGATTGAAGAGTTTTCTGTAACGTTGACCTACCAGTGGTGGGAAGCAGTTGCAGATGGTGTGGTCTAAGAGTAGGGCTTTTGCCCTACTTTTATTACAGGATGATAATTTAATGGCGTTATACCTTCTTGTCAAAGAACATGCTGACACAGGTTTAAAATACTTGTGTAAGCATGTCGCTTTTTCTTTTTCCGAATGTGAAAAATATAAAGGCTCTGGCACTTATTGGAAAAGACATATAAAACAACATGGTAATAATGTAAAAACTACCTGCTTGTTTGTCACTGAAGATGAGAAAGAGTTTCGTCAAGTTGCTAAAAAATATTCTTTAAAGTTCAATGTGATTGAATCTAAAGAGTGGGCTAATCTTTGTAATGAAGAGGGTCAAGGCGGCAACACCGTTGTTGATAAAAAGGCTCATGGTAAAAAAACTAAAATTGGACTACATCATCCAGATGTTAGAGAAAAACATCTTGCACATTTGAAAGAACACGTAAAAATTGCTCAACCATTAGCAGCAAAAGCAGCAAGAGAAAAACTTACTGGCGTTTCAAAAACTGAACAACATAAAGAAAACATGCGTGGCAAAAGACCTCATGTGATTCAATCGGGCAGCAAAAATAATAATGCTAAAGCAATTCAAACTCCTTATGGTACATTCGGTAGCATTCGTGAAGCATCACAACAAATTGAAGGACATACATATAAAATGATTTGGGATAGATTAAAAAATGATAATTCGTGGAGGTATATCTAATGGCACTGCGCCTGTTTGGCTTTACAATAGGCTCAAAGGATGTCGTCAAGGTTGAGAAACCCGAGCAGGCATCCTTTGCTTTGCCTTCTGCAACCGTTGATGATGGTGCAGTTACCGTTACGCAAAATGCGTATTATGGTACCTATGTTGATCTTGAAGGTTCTGTTCGTAATGAAATAGAACTTATCACACGATATCGTGAGATGTCAAATCACCCCGAATGTCAAATGGCAATTGATGAAATCGTCAATGAAGCCATCACACATGACGACCAGGGTAAAGTGGTTGACATTATTCTAGACAATTTAAAGCAACCAGAAACGATTAAGAAAAAAATCGTAGAAGAATTTAATACCGTATTGAAGATGTTGAACTTCAGCAATCTAGCTGATGATCTATTCAAGCGTTGGTATATTGATGGTCGTATGTTTTATCATGTTGTAGTTAATGATAAAAATCCTAAAGAAGGTATTCAAGAACTTAGATACATTGATCCACGCAAGATTCGTAAGGTGCGTGAGATTAAAAAGGATCGTGATCCAAAAACAGGAGCAATGATCGTTGTATCGGTTGCTGAATACTATGTCTATAATGACCGTGGTACAACAACTCAAACATTTACTTCAAATGTAGGTCAAGGTATTCGTATTGCACCAGATGCAATCATCAACGTCAACTCTGGTTTGATGGATGCAAAGAATACATTTGTTATTTCGTATCTACACAAAGCAATCAAGCCACTCAATCAATTACGTATGATTGAAGATGCGATTGTTATCTATCGTATTAGTCGTGCGCCAGAGCGCCGTATTTTCTACATCGACGTTGGTAACTTGCCACGTGGTAAAGCAGAGCAATATCTGCGTGACATCATGATCAAGTACCGTAACAAATTAGTTTACGATGCCAACACAGGTGAGATTCGTGACGAACGTAAGCACATGTCGATGCTCGAAGACTTCTGGTTACCACGCCGTGAAGGTGGTAAGGGTACAGAGATTACTACATTGCCTGCTGGTCAAAACTTGGGTGAACTAGAAGACGTAAAATATTTTCAAAAGAAACTTTTACAATCTTTAAACGTACCTTATTCAAGACTTGAATCACAAGAAGGTGGTTTAGCGGGTCTTGGTCGTTCACAAGAAGTTACACGTGATGAATTAAAGTTTGCCAAGTTCGTCATTCGTTTGCGTAATAAGTTTTCGCAAGTGTTTGATGAAGCAATGAAAATACAATTGGTGCTTAAAGGCATTTGTACCCGTGAAGAGTGGGATCAATTTAAAGAAGATATCTACTACGACTTCCGTAAAGACAATAACTTTACCGAATTACGTGAAGCGGAGTTGCTACAGAATAGATTACAGATGGTAAGCCAAGTTGATCCGTTTGTTGGTCGCTACTTCTCTAATCATTACGTTCAGAACAAGATTCTGATGATGACCGATGAAGAGATTGAAGCAATGCAGAAACAGATTCAGGAAGAAAAAGATACACTGCCTGATGATATGCAAGGACCAGTATTAGGTGGACCATCACAAGGTGCCGTACCACAAGCTGAACCAGAAGACAACACAATTGAAAATACTGAAGAGCAAGAAGAGACACTGACACCTGGTCTTGATGACGAGGTAAACAAGTCAGTGGTCAGTATAAATAATAGACGCAAATAAAAGGGGTTATTATGGAATTAAAAGATATAATTAACAACATTGCCGCTGGTGATAGCGCAGCAGCAAAAGAGGGCATAGAAAATGTTTTATCCGCAAAAGCGTTCGATGCGCTCCAAGGCCGTAAGCAAGAAATGGCTGCTACTTTATTTGGCGGGAAAGAGCAAGGCGACGAAGAAACTTCCGACAGTGAAGACACAGTAGAACAAGAATGAAATCTTTACTAGAATTTAAATCTATTGTAGAAGAAGAGAAGTCGGACTATTCAAAGTTCGATGCTCTTGTTCGTGCTGGCTTAGCCAACAAAGCACAGTTGGCTCGCATTCACAAAATCTTAGACAAGATGGGTGAAGAACGACCTCAGTTCAACAATGCTGATCGTGAAATCATGCGTAATCTTTTCAACCGCATGGTAGATTTAGTTTCAAGTAAACAGATTTACGGTAAAGCAAGACAAGCAGTTCGTGAAGAAGTAGAATTGAATGAAGCACGTATGGATACACCATTGGTACCAGACCCTCCAGTGGTTTTGGTAATCAAACGTAAAGCGGTAAGATTGTATCCAGACGGCACACGTATTGCTCTGTATTGGAGTGATAAAATAAAAAGAGCATTTAGTATTCCTTATGGTCCAATGGTTGATGCTCCAGTTCAAGCAGAAGAATACATTAAAGAATTGGTAGAATCGAAAGAGTTATTGCTTAATGATGGTAATGTAATTAATCTGAACGAAGAAACAAAACAAAAAATTATAAACACATACGGTCAGTTAGAAGAAGATAGTAAAGAATATTTTTGGCAACAACTAACTGAATCTGTAGCAACGTTTGGAAAACTCTATGAATTTTGTAGAACTAATTCTACAGAATAAGCTAGACGAAGCCAAAGAGTTAATCTTTGCACGTTTAGATGACATTGCTTCGGTAAGATTAGAAGAAGCAAAGCCGTATGTCGTTGATGCGATGTATGAAGAGATTGAAGTTGACGAAGAAGTGTTGGAAGAAGCGGCTAAGAAGCGCAATCCAAATATTCAAAAGATGGGTCGTATTACAAAAGTACGCCGTCGCATTCGTCGAAACAAAAAAGGTAGAATTGTCGTACAAAGAAATGTACGCAAATCAGGTATCAAAGGATATCGAATATCTGGTAACACGATCAAGCGCATACCAGCAACAGTAAGATTACGTAAAGCACGTTTATTGAAACGTTCTTGGAAAACAACAAGAAAAAGTAAACTCAGACGCACATTGTTAAAGAGAAAAATGTCAATGCGCCGTCGTACAGCAATGGGACTAAAATAAAATGCCATTTGAAATTACCAATACTCTAAGAGGATCGTCAATTGTTCGTGCAGTCGATGCGGGAACATACACCATTACCCTCAATAATTTAAGAGCAAACGATACAACCGAAACTGTTACTGCTGCTGACATCAAACATGTTTTGTGGTCAACAAACGGCAGCGTTCGTATCACAAGAAACGGAGTGCCTTTGTTAGCACTGCTAAATGGCGGTGATATGGATTTCGATTCATACGGTTACTCAGTTGCCAATAATAATACTTCAAGCATTGTAATTGAAATCAATACTGGCGGTACAGTAATTCTACATCTTGCCAAGTATGCGACATACAATGTTGATCCATATACAGGAGTAACTCTATAATGAAACTCATTAAAGAACATATTGAAAATGTAAGATATCTTACTGAAAAAACTGAAGACGGTAAGAAACAACTTTACATTGAAGGTATATTTCTGGTTGGCGATGCGGTCAATCGCAACAATCGTATGTACAAAATGGACACACTTCGAAATGAAGTTGCACGTTACACAGAAGAATACATCAATACAAACCGTGCGCTTGGTGAACTCGGACATCCTGATACACCATCACTCAATCTGGAACGTGTGTCACACAAGATTACAAGTTTAGTAGAGAACGGCAATACATTTGTCGGTAAAGCATTAATTATGGAAACACCATATGGCTTGATCGCTAAGAATCTTATTGAGTCTGGCGTTGGTCTTGGTGTTTCTTCACGTGCTTTAGGTTCAGTCGTAATGACAAAAGAAGGTTACAATCTAGTACAAGATGACCTGCGACTTGCAACTGCTGCTGATATCGTTGCTGATCCTTCTGCTCCTGGCGCTTTCGTTCAGGGCATTATGGAGAACAAAGAATGGTTATTCGTAGAAGGAAAGTTCGTCGAGTCTCATATCGATTATGCTAAACAGCAAATTCGTAAAGCGTCACGCAGAGATATTGAATCTGTTGGATTGCAACTTTTCGAAAACTTCCTACGAAAACTTTAAAATTTATAAATAAGAAATCATAAGGAGATATTCAATGGCAACAAACAAACTCATGGAAGCCGCAGCAGAAATTCTTGCATCTAGCAAGTCATCTGCTCCTGGTATGCCAATGCCTAAGTTACCTTCTGTCACTCCAGGTAATTCTGGAACACCGGAAGACTTGGGTGGCCCTACACCACAGAACAACAAACCTACTGATGATTCTAACAAGTTGTCAAGCAAGGCTTCTGCTAAGAGTGCTGCTGCACCTACAACTAAGCCTTCTGCCGCATCTAGCGATGTTCAACTTGGCGACAAGAACATGAAAGCAGGTACAGGTACAGCAATGATGCCTGAACAAGAAGGTCGTGAAGACGAAGAGTTGATCGATGATGAATCGGCAATCGAAGAAATCAAATCGCAAATCAAAGAAGATGTTGCTTCATTGTTTGCTGATGATTCTTCAATCTCTTCAGAATTCAAAACAAAAGCAGCTACAATTTTTGAAGCACGTGTATTCGACCGTGTTGCTCAAATTCAAGAGCAGATGGAATCAGAATATGCTGGCATGTTAGCTGAGGCTGTTGAGACAATCAAAGCTGAACTAACAGAAAAGGTAGATGATTACCTGAACTACGTAGTAGAGCAGTGGATGGAAGAAAACGAAATCGCTATCGAAAGCGGTCTGCGTTCAGAAATCACAGAAGACTTTATTGCTGGTCTGCGTAATCTGTTTGCCGAAAACTACATTAACGTTCCAGAAGATAAAGTCGAACTGGTAGATGAACTTGCATCTAAAGTCGAAGAACTGGAAGTTAAACTGAATGAAGAAATTGAAGCCAATATTCAGTATAAGAAGCAACTTACTGAGGCAATTA